AGCGCCTTCGCCGGTAACGCTTGCAACTAAATTTGTCGTTGCGTTGTAAGTACCAGCAAGAATAATTGCACCAGCTGAAATACCAAGTGGCTGCCAAACGTTGCCGTCCCAGACAAAAAAGTTCTTTTCAAGCGGGTTATAAAACAACTGACCTTTGAAGTCAGCAGTAGGCAGTGCTTCGCCAAAGGTGGTGACAGAACTATCAGCAAGCTTGCCTCCAGTGACTGCGTTGTCAGCAATAAACGCCGTTGCAAACTCACCTGATGTAATTTTTGCTGCATCAAGATCAGGGATATCAGCTGGAAGCAGAGCGGTTGCTGCACTGATATGACCTTGAGCATCAAACGTAATTCCACTAACAGTTGCGCCAGTGACTGAATTACTGTGATCCAGCGTTCCACTGGTAACTGCTAAACCTGTTCCAGGTTGAATAATGCCTTTTGCAGATGCTGTTGCATCAGGCAAATCAGTTGGCACCAAGCTGCGGAATGTTGGTGCAGCATCAGATCCAGTGGCTGGGCCTGCAAATACACTTGCTGCAACTTGCGTATCAAGTGACAGCGACAGATCAGTTGTAAATGCAGTCGGATTACTAACAACAACAGCAAATGGAGTTGACTCCGTGACTGTTATCGACTGGATGCCAGCTTCTTGAGACCAAGCTGTTCCGCCCCAACGGTACGCAATGCTTGTGCTGGTGTTGAACCAACCTTGGCCAACATAAGCACCATTCCCAGAAGGTGTGGCACTACTGACGATGCAAGTAGCTTGATCGCCAATCTTTTCTTCCGTAACTGAATCAGGATGAAGCTTGCCCGTTGTTACCGAGCTGGTGCCAAGATTTGCTTCTAAAACAATATCATTGGCAAGTGTTGTTACAAAAGAACCAGTGCCGCTGCCTGTTACCGCTCCAGTTAACGTAATCGTCTGATCGCCAGTGTTCGTCCCACTACTGGTCCCGCTAAATACTGAACCGTCTGTCCAAGTTCCGGTAGAAGTTACTAAATCTCCAAGCCCTAATGTGGTGCGTTGGTTTGCTGCAGTCGCATCATTAAGTAAAGCTCGTCCAGCAGCTGTGCAAGCTATCTCTTCAATTAAGCCACCACCTGAACTGCTGCGACCAAGAATTATATCCGTGCTGGTTGTATCTTGGATCTTCTCATAAGTAACTGCATCAGCAGCGATATTGGCATTTTCGACAACTCCTGCAGCAAGGCTTGTTGCAAAAGATCCGGTACCACTTCCGGTAACGACCCCCGTTAAAGTGATTGTCTGATCACCAGTGTTAGTGCCTGAACTTGTGCCTGAATGCGTTCCAGTAAACGTTCCGCTCTGCGTCGCTAACGTCCCAAGACCCAACGTGGTGCGTTGAGCTGCAGCATCAGCATCATCAAGTAACGCTCTGCCTGCTGCGGTTAACGAGAAAACTGCATAGGTGTCAGATGCAGTTGCATAAATGCCTTGATCTGCAGCAGTCGTTAATCCTGAAATTGACTGCAGCCCAGCGTCATACGCCTGGACATCCGTCCCAATTGCTACGCCAAGATTTACCCGTGCATTGGCGGCATCACTTGCGCCCGTTCCACCATCCGCAATGGTGATGTCTGTAATGCCAGTGATCGTGCCACTGGTAATGGTCAGGTTTGTAAGAGTTGAACCGTCAGCATCAAGCGTGGCAATTGTGCCAAGCCCTAACGTTGTCCTTTGGGCTGCAGCACTTAAGTCATCTAATAATGCCCGGCCTGCAGCAGTACAAATAATTTCCTCAATAACACCAGCATCTGCGCTGCTACGTCCCAGCAAACGGTCAGTTGCCGTAACGTTTTGGATCTTGACATAGGTGATCGCATCATCAGCAATCGAAGCTGTGCCTAGCTTTGTCGTGCTGCTTTGATCAAGCTTGTCTAGATCAATGGTGCTGACATCGATCAGATCAAGACCAGCGTCAACAAGGTTTTTTGCGGTAACCTTCTTGGTCTCAGAACCGCTAATGTCCGCAATAGGCAGAACGTCTGCTGCTGCAACCCCAGCCTTGGACAGCTCATTGAGCTGCGTAATTCTTTGGTCAGCCAAGGCTCAGCTCCTTACGCCAGGGGTACTTGCGCTCAGTTTAATCCGTAACTTCCTTCAACAGGTAATCAAGCGACTGCTCTTGGCGGATTCGATCGCCATCTTCTTTCAGCAGATACTCGGCCAACGTTCCAACAACAAGCTTCAGCTCGCCAGTTGTCACAAAATCTAAGGTGCATCTGATTGCATCGTCTAGATCGACTGAAACGCCAGAGTTGGTTACAACAGCAGTGAGAGAGTAGAAAATGCTTTGCTCTGCTGGGTTTATATCCTTATCGACCAAGTAAAGAAAAAGATCAAAAGCACAACCTAGGTCAAGCCTTTGGATCAATTGCAACATCAGCAACGACGTTTCTCTTGTCCCATCAGACGCATTATTGAAAAGGCACTCAATACGTCCACTGCCGCTGATCAGACCAGCGTTGTATTGATTCTTAAACTTGTCAGAAAGCGTTGTGGTGTCAACCTGCTCACGACTAGCGTTAAATTCGTAGCTCGTAACGTCACCAAGAATATTAGAGCCAACGTCTCTAACAGCAATCGTTACTGCAATTGGATCCCCGGTAAAGGATTGCAAGGCAATCTCGTTTGACCGATTATTGTTGACGGCATCAGCAAATGTTGGATACAGACGTAATCCACCTGCAGCATTCACATTTATAAAGGTGCTGTAAGTGTCCTGTATCGCTCCAGCAGACCAGTTAGAGCCTGGGATGAATAGAAGTTTTCGTGCATCAGTTGTCTCAATATCAACCTTGTCCCCAGTAAAAAGATTGTCTATACCGCTCGCTGTCCCAATCCGGTTCAGGACTGTACTTATGTCATCAAGCCCAACGCTTTCGTTTAAAACGCCAAGAACTGAATCCGTTCCACGGCGCAAACGGACGCGGCCTTGGCTACCAAGGAAAAACGTCATCAGCTAACAACTTCAGAGAAGTCACCGTCAACCGTAAAGTTGATTGGCACGACGCTTAGCTCGCCAGTAGAGACTGAAATGCTCGCAGATGTGATGTAAGCATTGAATTTAATATCGTCTGCAGAACCCGTTCCAACGTTCAATTCCATAAACACGCGATCGCTTGTCTCGATAGAACCGGTTTTATGAATTTTTGAAAGCAACGCCGTGAACTCAGTCAAAGACACGCTTTCGCCTGCTTCAAGCCGGTAATACATCAAAGTCGCGCTACCAGTTGCGCCCTTCACTCCAGGCGTAAACGTATTGCTTGTGCTGTCAATGGTATTGGTGCTAAGCAGCTCAAGCGTGCTTTCAATTGACCAATCACGGATCTTGGCAACAGGCTTGCCGTTAAACACCAGCGAGCCACTGCGTCCGGTAAAGAAGGCCATCGCTTCGCTGGATCTAGAACATTGGCTTTATGTTAGCTCACAATAAACTTCTCGGGCCTAAAGTCCGCAACGTCAGCACGTTGCTCGTCATCACAGGGATATTCAATAGCTCTCACAGTCACCTCGCCTTCTTGGTCCATTTCTACTTCCGTAACCCTAAACACACGTTTCTTGCCCGAATCAATCCCCATCACATAAAGATGACCAACTTTATTGGACTGTCCTGAAGCAATGCCGTTTGACACACTTATCGAATTTTTAGATACGATTTGCTTATCATCTCGATTGTAAAGCAAGAAGTTATACGTTCCATCTTCAATCTTGTCTTTTAATGGTGAGTTCAAAGCCCCACCCTCGGCGATAACGCCAGAAGATGTTCTTTCCCAGTTAGTAAGACCAATGTCAACGTAAATAAACGCTCCAGGCTCGATTGGATTGGCTGATGGGAACGTCTTGAACTCAACGCCACGCCGAATAAATTTGCGCTGATTTACAAGCATTTTGCCAAACATAATGGCCTGCTGCCTGCTTGTAATAAAGTTGCTGGCGTCAAACGTTTCTCTGATTGCATCCTGATTTGATCTATTCCTTTTAACTTCAACTGTCCTTTTGCGTTGAAAAACTGCTTTTGAGAACTCTTCCCTGTAAACAACGCTTGCAACAAGGTCTTGAGTGCTCGCGCCATAATCCAAAAACTCTTCTTTGTAAGAGTCCTCAAGGATGTTGCCTGTAGTAAACAACGCAGAAATTGTCATCTTGATCGGACGGCCTTGGTTGTCAGCCGCCCTGCCATCTTTATCAACTGGTAATACTGGAACTAAAGTTTCCCTGCCGTTCTTTCTTGCAAATTCAAGCAAGCTAAAGGGAGCGTTGTTCACCCAAAAATCACGCCAAGAAGAATTGTCCGCAATCACGCAATCCATAAACAGCTTGATCTTGGGAACCGACTGACCGTCTTCAGGATGTGTAGGCAGGTTGTTGTTCTGGCAGAAATCCTTTGCAGCCTTAAGGCTTGATTGATCTAAAACAGAAGGGGGTGCGTATCTACCAATCCCGTTGACCCTGTCAAGGACAGTGTCTACAAAGATGTCGGGGGCGAAGCTAGTGCTTTTACTTGGATGCGGTTGAGTAAAGTCACTGACCCTATAACTTTGTTTTCCCTCTTCCACAAATGTGGTCACATTGCGTAAATCTTGAACGTTTCGACCTGCGAAAAGGCACAACCCAAGCACTGAAAGGTTTCTGTACTTGTTCTCTGTATCCTCTATTTGCTGCTCAGTTACTGCCGTTAATGCCATCTCAGGCCCGTTTTCAAAACTAAACTGAACTTGCGTATCGGTGTTGACTGAGAATACGTCCCACTCATTTGTGAGCTTAGGACCGCGCTCTTTTAGGTTTGGCCAGCCATCATTATTAGTCGCACGATATTCCGCCCCGTAATACCAAACACGGCCATCATCCCCATTGTTGCCTGTAGACCTTAGATCTTCATGGCTATCTAAACGCGCAAATACCGTTTGACCATTTAATTTAATTTCGGAAGCTACGTCGTAAACAGGCTCAATTTTAAAAGCATATTTGTCGCGGCTTGGCGCTAAAAAGTTAAAATCGTTATACGCATCAGCCTCAGAAGATTGACGCAAAATGAAAAGCACTTTGTGCACCTTAAATTGCTTCTCCGATGCTTTCTTATACGAAAACCTGAAAAAAGTTTGGCGGCCATGTATGCCGTTATCGCCTAACGAATACTTCTTAGACGCCTTCTCTTCTCCGTATTTTTTCTGACGACCAGAAATGCGCCTGAACAGTTTTGATTTAATTGAAAACTTAACTTGATCTACTTCGCTTACGGTTTCATAGGCGGCCGATTCTGCTTTTACCAAAGCTTTAACAAAGAAGTTGTTGTCAGCTTGTGCCAGGCAGTCTTCCCAGTCCTTCAAAAAGTCATTAATGGCATCTATAGTATTTTTCTTTTGTGCCTTTATAAGCTCAAATTCAGCTGAAATAGCGTTGATACCGTCATCGTCTGCAATCCTGTTGCCTCTAGGCTCATTATCTAGCAGGTCTTTCATTCGTTTTTTACCGCCAAACCCATATCTCTCGGTCGTGGGTCCATCCTCAAGTGGAACAAGGCTCTCAAACGGTCCCGTGGCATTTTTTAGCTGGTCGATTACTGGACGCCTAGCTCGATTTTTAATCACTTCTCTTCTGTTTGCAATTTTGTCTTTTAAATCAGAAATCCTTTGCTCTAAGTCATCGGATGTGCCTCTTTTAGACATGCCTCCCGTTTTTTCGTCTGACAACTGATCGTGGGAAGGCACCCTGCGTACATCTCCTTGGGTGTTTTGGTCAAAGGCAGAATTTTTGAGTCTTTTAGATTTTTTGAGATCTTTGCGAATCCTTGGCCTATAGTTATCTACCTTACTTTTTTCCTGCTCTAGCTTGTTAATGCGATGATACAGCGTTCGCTTGTTGTTGCTTCTTTGTTTGTCTTTAGCAATAGCTTCATCAATAACTTGTTCTAAAGATTTATTCCCCAGCACTGCTAATCGCACTTCTGAGTCGTCGTGGTCTCCGGCTTTAATTTCTTGGATTACGTCTTTTGCTTTTTCAAAATTGGAAGCTAATTCAGCCTGAACTTCTTTAGTATTCATTTTTGGAGTGTTCCCCAAAAACTTTTCTTCCAAGGATTTTGTATATTCTATCGACCCCGCGGGATCAATATATTTAGTTTTGTTCTCATCAAGCACATTTATCCACTCAACCTTGCGTAGATTTAGGAAATCATAATCAACGCTGCAGCCTCCTAGTTGATAATCATTTTTAATTCCCGTGGTGACATATTGAAGCTTGGCGTCTTTCACCTCAGAAGTGGTAATCCCGTTCTTAATCGCGGTCACCTTCGTAGGCTTTTGGGCCGCTACTTCTCTATCTTTACG